CACCATTTCTAACTTTCTCCCCGCTATTTCCGGGAAAACGCTCCAGTACTCGCTGGTTGTTGTTGTATGTTATCGTTTCAACATCTACTGGCGCAGCGAGGTCCTTAAACACTAGATTTGCCGCCGGACCGAGGCTTGTTGCCTCTGGATCAACTATTTTGCTTACATACACAGCTATACTGGATTCCGACGTTATTCTTTTGTATTGCATGCTCGCTGGAAGATCTTCAAATGTTATAACGAGGCAATCATCTACGTCCAGTATTGCCGGGTCTGATTGGTGATCGTTCGTGTTCCTGCTTGTTTCGTTCAGAATCGCGAATCCCTTAATGTACACCTTCGCGGTTGACATCATTTCACCCCCATTCTGCTTGATCTGCGCTTGTTGTCTGCTACTCTGACAACGTCATTAAACGACTTCACGTCCTTTGCGTTGATCGTCACATAAAACGTATCTCCGCCGATGGCCCGGCGGCTTTCCTGCGCGTTGGATATCTGCGTTCGTTGCGGAAGATAAACCAATTCCGGTCCATTTTCGCCGACCCACGTTACGCCGCCAATAAAGTTATCTGTGCCCGTGGCGTGGCCTTTTCGGTTCAATGCCGCGATTGCCGTGGCACGTATTGTGCTTGCTGCACCCAGCCCTCCGACTAGGCTTGTAATGGAGCTACCGCCGATGCCCATACCGCCTAAAACGTTAGACAACCCGCCGCCGAAGTTGCTGGCAAATTGATTGACCTTTGAGAGCGCATCAGCGACAGCGGAAATAGCACTAGCTAATGTTTCAAAGATTGGCTTAAGCGAGGACGCTGCGTCAGCAAGCCCAGACAGGACAGGGGACAGAGCCGACGCAAGATCAAGCAGAGAACCGAGAAGATCAATGATGCCGCTGTCTGTAGCTGCATCTGCAAGATCTGTGATGATACTCTCAAGATTTTGGTAAAACTCCGTCAGATATGGCGCGAACTCTTCGGCAAGTTGGTTCTTCGAGGCTTCCTGACTTAAAAGCATATGCTGGTAGGCATCGTCAACCTGAGTCAGTGCTTTCAGCGTATCTTCGCTCAGTACGTAGCCGGTGTTGTGTGCTTCTTCTGCGTAGGCTTTCAGAACCTCGCTGCCGCGGTTGATCAGTGGATTGAAATTTCGGGCGGACTCGCTGAGAAGATCCATTGCGGTTGCATCACGCTCTGTTTTGTTGCGCATCTCGCCCAGCGCATCAATAACCTCGTAAAATACATCGCTTGCGTCCCGGAGCTCACCGCGCGAGTCTGTGACGCGAACGCCAAGCCGGCCAAATGCGTCGGCTGCGTCGGCACTGCCGTCTCTGGCCTCCTGCATCTTGTTTGTGATTTCCTTGAGGCCGTCGCTGAGCTGGTCGGTAGAGACCCCGAGAAATTTCGACATGTAATCGAATTCCTGAAGCTCGTCGGTGGACTGACCAGTAACTTCCGATAGGACGAGAAGCTCTTTCGCCGAAGCGCCCGCTTCCGTGGTCAGGCTGACGAGCTTTTTCTCCACGCCGACGATTGCTGCCGCAACGCCTGCGAAGCTTCCCACCAACGCAGCCGTCTTGAGATCGACATCGCTGATCCCGTCCATTGTCTTTTTGAGCCCTTCCGGCAGGCTGAAACCTAGCTTGTTCGTAAGCTGGTCGACAGTGCTGCCAAGACCCATCGTCTCGCGCTGCGCGTCTCCGGCCTTTTGCCCCATGGTTCCTATATCGTCGGCAGCATCGGTAACCTTCTCAGCTGCCGAATTCGTCTGCTGCCCAAAATCGTCCATTTCACCGGACAGATTGTCTGTCGCGTTTTTTGCCTCTTCCAGCGCAGTGTTATTGTCGTCAAGTGCGCGCTGCATCTGCTTGAGCTTGGTCTCAGCTTCAATGAGGCTCGTTTTCCAGTCAATGGTTCGCTTATCGGCTTCTTTGTAAGTCTCCGTAGCATCTGCAACGACTTCCTTCAGTTTTTCGACCTTTTCCCGCTGTGTCAGGATTGTTCTCTCAAGGACATCGTTTTTTTGCGTCAGCGCCTCTACGCTGTCAGCGTTGTCGGCAAAATCCTGCTCCGTGGCGCGCATCTCCGCGCCTAAGTTTTTAAGTCCGGCGTTGATTTGGGCAAGGGCGGCGCGATATTCCTTCTCGCCGTCCATTTTGACTTTTGTGTTAATGCCGGGCGTTGCCATCAGCCGCCACCTCCCATCAGGTACTGTGCCAGCGACAAGCGCGCAGGCTGCTCCGGCGCATTATGCGCACACCGGCTCGGCGTGGCCATGGAGAAATACTCTCTGTAGATAGCCATGCACCGCGCCGGTGTCATCCTGCGCCAAAAGACGGTCTCGTCGTTTTTCAGCACATTTACCCAGATATTCAAATACCAGGCGAAGTTGATACCGCCGCTTCTTCCTGCCTGGTCTCCGCGTTTTTTTCGTCTGCCGAGCTGTTCTCAGCCTCTGCGTCCCGGACAGCGAGGATCGCCATGCGCATCACGTCCGGCGCGAGCCGCTCGATCGTGCCCAGGGACAGCCGTCTTCCGAGCTGCTTTTCGGTGTATTGGATAGCGAAGCCCTTTTCGTCCACCCATTTCTGCTCGTCAGCGTAGTCGTTGAGCATCGCGGCCAGCAGCTGCAAGACCGACTTGAGCGTCCGCTTGCGAGACAGGATGGGGCTGAAATCGCCGCCGTTGATCTCCTGCACCTCGGCCAGCACGTTGTTGTTGCAGCGAAGCACCCAGTCGCGCCCGTCAAAGCGCCACGCGACCTCGCGCGGCTTAATATCTTCCATGCTCAACCTCCTGCCACGTCTGTGGCTGCCGTCTTAAAGACCTCGTCGCACCACGCCTTGGCGTCGGCTTCGCTGTCAAGCGTTGCGACTTCAAGCAGGTCGCCCAGATCATCGACCAGGAACTCGCCGGTCGTGGTGGGCGTCTGGAAGGCGATGCTGTCGCCCATCGTCTGTCCGTTTGTCGCGGGTGGTCCAAAGAGCACTTTCCGGGCGAAGACCGCCGTGAATTTCTCCACGCCGTCGATCATGTCCGGCATGTAGAAGCTCCATCCGACATACTTGCCGGTCGACTTCTTGCCGAAGGTCAGGCTCTTGACAGTGGAACTAGCCACGGTGCGCTGTTTTTCGTACGCGCCGTACATAAGCTTCTGCGCTTCAGTCGGGATATACTTGACGCCGGCGGTCGCCGTGCCGCCTGTGGCTTTCTTCATGTACTCTGCCAGAACGGACTCAGCGTAAATCCGGCCTTCTGCAAAGCGCATCTCAAGGCCTACGGTCATCGCGTCGCCCATGGAGACGGGCGTGTCGTACTCCGTGCCTTCGCCGGTTGTTTTTTTCTTATACTCTGCGACTTGCAGGTATCGTAAATCAAATGCAGGCATGATTGCCTCCTTTCATCGATTGCTGTTGATAATTTCTGCTGCCTTGTCAGTCATGGCTTCGTTGACGCGCTTCCATGTCGCCTGCACGGCGTTCGACCAGTAGTAGTCCGCCGGTATCTTGCCGCCGGTCCTGCGACCATAGTTGAGGACAAAGCCCTTTGTGCCGTAGCGCTGGCCGCGGCTGTCCTTGCCGGAGATCGTAACGTACATGTACGGCACGCCCCGCTTGTCGCGCGAGACCTTCCGCGCCTTCGTGAAGTGCTGGAAGGTCTGGCCGGTGCGGCGCTCGGAGCGGTTGTTGTGTCCGGCTTGGACAAAGGCGGACTTCACGCTGCTGAGCATGATCTCCGTGCCGGTGGACAAAATCGGCTTGAGATTTTCGTCGGTAAAGAGATCTGCCTTCTGAAGCTGCCGGACAGACTCCTGAATGCCGTCCTGCGCCTCTCTAATGTCAAGCTGTGCCATCAGATCACCTCGCAGGGGATGTCAGAATAATAGGTCATTGTCTCCTGGTCAAAAGACTGCTCGCTCTGGCCGATGGCAACGTGCGCGTCGGCCAGTGCCTGCAGCACCTCGCCTGTCAGCGTGTCGCCCTCCGTCTGCGTGGCCACGGTCACGACGCACAGGCCGACCGTTGCAAAGGGTACCCCGTCTGCGTTCACGCTGCGCACGCCGGTCGGCGTCCAGACAAGAAAACGGGTGAGGGGAGAGCCGTCCGGCGCGTGCTCCGGCGCTTGCACCTTATACACAGCGCCGGGGAGCACGGTCTCGAGCGCCTGCTCAATCTTGGAGTATTTCATACTTGCCCTCCGGCTCTGCGAGCGAAAGCGTTGTGATCGGCAGGCCGTCGGAGTCGTAGCCTCGCTGCGCCTGATCGATGCGATAGATGTGGTCATCCTCAAGCACCACGAACTGCTCCGCCTTAATGTCTTCGCCGCCGAAGACGCGGGGGATGCTGACCATCCGGGTAAGCTGCACACCGGCTTGCTTCCCGGCATAAAACCGGGCAGCGTAGACCTCCCGCTCACAGTAAAAGTGGCTCGACGCAATGCGCAGGCGGCGCTGGAGAGGGGAGGACGCGGGAAGCAGGTCGCAGACGGTCAGAACCTTGTCATAGATCATTCTGCGCCGCCTCCCATCTTCTGCTGCGCAAGCTTGCTGTTGAGCATCCGGCGCAGATACGTCGGCAGCTGCTTTTCCTCTGCACGTGCCAGAATGCGCGCGCAGAGTATGCCTGTCTCCGGCAGCGCGGAAAGGCCGCCGCGCACTTCGTCTCGCAGCGCGTCCAGCTCCTCGCGCACGCTCTCGCGCAGCAGCACCGGCGGCAGCGCCGACACCTTGAGCTCGTCCCGACCGAGCAGCTCGTCCACCCGCGGGATGGAACGAAACAGATTTTCTTCCACGCTTTTCCCTCCCCGCAC